ATGTAGGCTTCACTTGTACCCTTATCGGAGTTCATGTTCCGATGGGCCTTCATACCATTGACTTCAACACCGAGGTCAGTACCTTCGGTACGTTCCTTGTATCGATAGTCGAGCAACGCTTTACCCGCCAACGCAATAGCACTGGCCAAAGCTACCCAAGGACCTGCAGCTGCTAATGTGGCAAGTCTCATGAATTTCAAGGCCGTCGTAACGGACTGAATTACAGTAACAGCGATACCAGCTTCAAAACTAAATTTCACTACCCCCGAGATAGCTTCCTTCTGTTCAGAGGCCATACTACTATAGGACTTTGTTAAGTCGATAGCCCATTGCGTGTAATCCATAATCACTGGCAACAACTCTTGGCCAATCATAATGGCCAAACGCTTACCGGTCTGTTCCATGTCCTTTAATTGGCGATTAAACTGCGCCGATTTCTTAGCCGCTTCATCGTCAATAATAAGGCCCATAGCACGTGCCCGGTCCTCGACTTGCTTCATCGCCTCTGCAGACATATTCAACATGCCATGGAGTTGGTACCCGGTTTTACCGAACAACTCCATTTCAACGCGAGTTTTCTCCGCGCCGTCCTTCATGCCTCTTAGGCGTTCTTGGATAATCTGGAATACTTCAAGAGTGTTCTTCCCTTGAATCTGATCAATACTAATCCCTAACCGACTGAACATATCGGTCGCAAGTTTCCCCTCTGCGGAGGCTGTTTGCATTTTATCTTGAGCGGTGGATACTGCCTTCGCAAACTTGGCAAACGCCGTAGTGCTTACGTCGGTAGCTACGCCCATATAGTTGGCCACGGAGATAAAGGTACTAGCTTGCTCAGCCGTGGCACCTGTTAAGGACTGCATTTTCTTAACTGATAAATTCCAATCGAGTGCCTCTTTGGCAAGTTTTGACCCTAGACCGGTGATACCCGCACCAGCTCCAATGGTCAACATTTCTGTTTTTAACTTTGCTAGCTCTGCAACTGTACCCTTAGAGGCGGCTGCGATTTTCTCTAAACCGGCTTGCGTATTCTTATCGGTCAGTTGCACTACGATATCTACTACGTTATTCGACATCCTTATTCATCGCCTCCATTTCTAACCCCTCTAATATCCACATGAGGTTGAATAACATCGGACCCAGATTGATATTATTCATTTCCGCAACGGTGCGGATGGCTGGATAATCAAATCCTGCTAGCCCTCCTGTGTGATATATGCGTTGACTGCGTGATAGGGAATACAGTTTCATAGCCAATTTTGTACCAAATAATAGGTGCGGAGGATTGTATTCACACTCCGAACAGTCGAAGGACTGCCGGGTGGCGGATTGTAATTCCCTACACCCTTGGCAATACTTCGGACGGTCAGAGGACATCCACCCCCACACCTCTTTTAGTTTTTTTCCGTTGCGTCTTGTACCTGAAATGTAGCTGTGATAACTCTACCTGCAAAGTCCATAGCCTCTTTATCAGATACAGTATTAAGGTCCTCATCACTGAGGCCATATACATCCATCAAGATGAACCGCATAATGTCACGGCTACGAATGATACCTGCTAGTTGATCATCTTCTTCGACTGGACAATATACAAAGTCCAATCCTGCTTTAATCAACATTTCACGTTCAGACCATGTGAGGGCTCTTGCTTTTAGTTCCTTACCTTGAATCTTCATCCTTACCTCCTATTAATATGCTGCTTGCGTATTAGTTAATTCGAATAGCACGGCAGATGCCTCAGCATCATCGCCGTAGTATGCCTTGAATGGCATTTCGATGTTAACGCCTTTAGGACCATCGATACCTGGGGAGTTACGTTCGTAAATCAATTCAGGTAATTTGATAACCAAGGAGTTATCACCTTTGGTGAGTGTTAATTCAAGGCTAGATTCTGTACCATTTACGGCTTTGTTTAAAAGGTTCATGTTTTGGAAGAACGCTTTCAAGGTGCCGGATACACCGACGATACCTGTATCGATATAGGTACGGAACCCTTTATTACCGATAGCGTAGGAATCACCATCCAAGCCGAAATCAATGTTAAGGCTTAGGGACAATACGTTAGCAACTGTCACGCCTCCTTCTTTGATTGTGGCTTCAAGGTTTTCAAACGGCGTAAATGCAATTTGAGTAGGTGCTGTATCAAATGGCACTGCCGCCATTGTTTCCTTACATCCCATTACGTCGATAGTGGCTGTTAACTCGGAGTCACCACCAAAGTTAAGTGCCATCTTATTCATGCGAACACCACTAAATTGTTGATATGTGCTGATATCCTTATAGCCTTGCTCGAATGTAGCGGATGGCATATCCGGGCCGATTTTGAATACATGCTTATGCGCAGAACCTGCACCGGCTGTGGAAGTAGGCGCGCCAAAGGCTAATTTCAACCAATATCCGAAGCCGATTACATCGACCGGTGGTGTAATACTGCCGGATGCATCGATGTTACCACGGCTAGGCGCAGCTGGATTTCGCGTACCGCGAATTACATTAGAATCATTTAGATTTTGACTTGCTTTTAGAGAGGAACTAATGATTGGCATAACCACGCCACCGGTGGACGGTGTAACGCCAAAGTCAGTCTCAAAAGCCATTGTTAATTTGGATTGTGCGCCTTGCGCACGTTTAGCTACTGCCATGTTATCCTCCTATTAATATTCAACGTGACCGCCGATTACGTGCGGTATTTCTATTGTGAATGTGGCCTTTCCTGGATACACAGGGCGCCACGATACATTATCCGTTTCATAGTCAATGTTAATGACTGGATAATTAGGGTTGACGGCCATAATACATTCAATGAGTAACTGGCCAAGTTCATCGGTTTCAAAGGCCCCTGTATAGGTAATGACACGGCCATTACGCTCCGCTTCCTTCCGATGTACACCCCATACGAGTTGGAGCGTATACGAATAGGAATCAGCAAGCCCTTCGGACTTGCTATCCATAAGGACGATTACGCATGGGCAATCCTCCTCAAGAGGAGCCCCTGCATCGTCATACCCTACAAATATGGATAGGTCCTTACCGTACTTTGCTTGACAGAACTCATTGATACGATCATTATCCTTAATAGCCTCAACCCAACGGTTCGCAATCACTGCGAGTGGAATTGTTTGCATAGCTACCTCACTTTGTATACTCGATTACTGGAGCCCCATGAGGTATTACCGAGTGCGTACTCACCGATTTTCTTTTCAAGAAATGGTACGAGTTTAGGCTGAAGGGCGTTACGCATCGGCCCGAAAGTTTCACGAGGTTTAATGGTGAAGGTCGTTTTCCCCTTGGCCAACTGGAACCCATGCGCGAATAATTTCTTACGCATGTTTTCAGTAATTTCCTTGGTGTAGCCCTTCTCTATCTGTTCCCCTAATTTCTTAGCAGAATTAGATAACCACCCAACTTTGACCGATTCAGACTTAGCGTCGTACTGGTACCCTACAGCTCGGTACATCTTACCAAGAGGCGTATAACCAACCGTGCCGGCTTTTACGCCACTCGCGATAAGTTCATCACGAGACTTATGTGTCCAGCCTTCGCGGTCAGCCTTACCGCCTTTTCTGTAAGCCCTTCTAACTTTGGCGCCGAATGCTGCTTCGAGTTGTGCCCTCATAGCGGGCGGCATGAAATTAGCGTATTTCTTACCGCCTGGCGCTCCGGATTTAATGCCCTCCTTGATAGCCTTGGACATCATGAACCCCATGGACTTCATCGCCTTACGCATCCAGTCTGGTTTTGTTTTAGCAATAAATTCAAGATACGGTGTAGCCCCATCATTAATAGTGATAGGCTCATTACTCATGGTCTCACCGTCCTTACGTTGGCCACAATTTCCAGGCAATGCATCTTATCGTCACTATCAGAGATATGATCTACGTACCACTTCTTACCGTGGATGTAGATTTCATCCTTCGTCTTAGGGAGCGGTATATCCTTAACACGCACCCAAATTTTCGCCTTATCAGCTAATCCGGTTACGAAGCCTGAGCCCTTGCCATCGTACTCACCGATTTCCACGCTCGCCTTGATGGTCTTACCTTCATATGTGATTTTCTCACCAAATGCCCCCAGGAGGACGTTTTCATCGTATGTATACATATT